AAGGCCAATGAAGTGCCCACACTGCGGCCACCATCACAGCCGCGTCACTGACACCAAACGGGTTGAGCACGGCACGCGCCGTTACCGCATCTGTGCCAAGTGCCGGCAACGCTTTGCCACCCTCGAGCGGATCGAAGAATGGGATCCAGGCCTCAGTGCCTATGCCGTTCCCGATGTCGCGGCGCCAGCTCCGCTGCGTGTGCTCGAGGCGGCGCCAGAGCCTGAGCTGGCGGTTGCCTCGATTCCTGCCCCGGAGTCACCCAAGCCGAAGCCTGCCACTACTCGCCACGACGCCAGCCTTGACGACGAGCGGCTCGCCTATGTGGCAGCCGAGGTGCGGCCGTTGCTGGTGCAATGGTGGAACGAAAGCCGGCGATCCAAGCACCGCGGCAATGCCACCTGGACCCGCGCGGCATGGGAGGCCAGTGTCCAGAGGATCTCCAACCTGCCGACCCATCTTCAGGTTGAGCTGTGCCAGGCCGGCGTTGAGCATGGCTGGCAGGCGCTGAAGCTCGAGTACATCCAGGACAAGAGATCACCTGCAACGGTCCGCACCGATGGCCGCCTGCTGCCGCAGGATCCTCGGCTGCTTGAAGCGATCCGGCTGGAACACGAAGCGGAGGACTTATGGCCCGCCGCCAGCTGACAGCCGAGATCTTCATGACCGTCATCGACATGGTGGCCGGTCATCTGCGTCTCAAGGATGCGGACCGCTGGGGGCCGCAGATCGCCCGGCTGAAGTTCCGCAGCTTCGTCGGCGAGTTCCCCGAGGTGTCTGAGCAGCAGTTCGTCTGGGCTGCTGAGCGTTGGATCCAGTCGCTGCCGGCAGGGTTCACCCGGTTCCCGACCTGGCGGGAGCTGATGGCGCCGCTGTACCGCTGCGAGAACGGCATGGCCAATCGCAGCTGGGGTTTCCGGCCTGATCTGCCGGCGATCTTGGCGCCAACGGAGGAGCAGCTGCAACTGCTGCCGCAGCAGCGAAGGTCGATCGCTGCAGCGCCTGATCCGCACAACGCCGAGGCCTATGTGCCATTCCATGCGGAATGGGCTCCGGCGTTGCCACCGGCTGCAGCGGAGGCCGGCCCGCTGACAGCTGAGGTGTGGGCCGAGTACCTGCAGTGGGCGCAGCAGGAAGAAGCCCAGCTGGCGGATGCCTGATGGACCCGCTGATGACGCTATCCGAGCTGAGGGGAATCCTTGAGCGCGGATTGGTTACCGGCAAATGGTCGGTGCTGCAGTTCAACAAGTCGGGACGGGATGTGGTGTTACCCACCAAGGAGTTTCTGGCACAACATCCACAGTTTGAAAACATGGAGTTTCGAGACATGGCAGCGTTTCGCAAGCATCACGGCACATGAGCTGGACGCATGACTACGAGGTTGGTCAGGAGGTGAAGTGCCACTTCCAAGGCCAATGGTGCCGCGGGGCAATTTGCTCCAAGCGCACGCGAAGCCTGATGGTTTTTCTGGGCAAGCACGGCCACACGAACATTCACGACCCTCGCAACATCACACCATGGCAACCGAGCAAGAAGAAAGATTCCTCGATGTCTCCCGAGAATCCGTCATTCGAGTTTTGAAGATGGCACGCAAACACCATGACGAGTGCGTTGAGCGCAGCTACGCGCAGACGTGGTGGGCTGGGTACATCAGGTGCTGCGAACAGCTCCTGGACATGGAGAACGAGTGATGACTGACCGCGAACTGATCGAACGCCTGCTGTTCCTCGCTGAAACGGCTGTGGATCAGGCGCTGGATCTGAATTACGACGACCCCGAGGACTACTTCATCTACCGCGAACTGCGGGAGCTGAAGGCTGCCGCCCTGGCCCAGCCCGAGCCGCAGGCGCCGACGGATGAGGAGCTGTGGGACTTGTACCAAGACCTGGGAAGTTACTTTTCTCCTACGGAGTTTGCTCGTACAGTCCTCGCCCGCTGGGGCCGCCCCGCCATCGAGCCGGTGCCGGTGAGCGAGCGCCCGCCGGGGCCGAAGGATTGCGATGCGGGGGGGAGGTGTTGGTGGTTTTCACCTCCAGCCTGTGGGCCTTGCACGATCCGTCCGTGCTGGATTTTTGACTCGGAAACCCTGGAAGGGGACACCCACTGGCTGCCCCACTGGGCGCTGCCGGTGCCTGCACCCGCCAACACTATTAACCAGAACAATTATTAGGCCATGGAAATCCAAATACTTCGCGGAAACTTTTCTCAATTCAGCAAAGGTTTGTCAATTCGCGTATCAGACGGAAATACAACGCTTGATACTTACATTGACCACAAGGAATTGCTAGCTTTTGCTGCCATGCTTGTTGACATTGCCGATGACGCAATTTCCAAGATTGGAGAAGAAGCTCAAGATTGCCAATCGAAACTACGCGACTGTCTTGAGGATCTGCAAAGCGGCGATTGGAAAGCGCCCCTTGTCGAGCCGGTGCCTGGGGTGGAGGATGCCGATGCTTAACGCCCTGCTCGCCCTCGCCCTGCTGCTCGCCCTCGGCGCAGCGGTTGAGCTGTGTATCAAGGTCGCCTTCGCGCGCCTGCTGCCGTTGCTGCTGAGGTTGCCATCGAGTCGAGTTGGAGGTCAGCGATGACCTGGAATCGAAGCCTGTTGCCTGATGAGCCGCAGCCATTCCTTGGCCCGGGCATCAGCAGGCCCAAGCCGAAACAGCTGACACGCCTTTTCAGCCTGGAGGTGCAATGCCCCGGCACCCGTCTGATGCACTTGCAGATCCCGGCGCCCAGCAAAGCTGATGCAATCCGCTACTGCGAGAACCGCTGGCCTGATGCAACTATCACCTTCATCAGATGACCCTGACCGAACATCTAACTGAGCTCTACTGGGGGCTAAACGAGTACAGCATTGATGACCAACGCCGGATGCAGGCGGTCATCCATGAGATCAGTCAGATCATCCGCGGCTGGGCGCCTGACGAGGGGCTCGCGCGGATCACCCATCTCGCCATCACCGGAGTGGCCGACCGCCTGCTGGAACAAGCCATGGAACCCAAGTCATGAAACTGCTGATCGACACCGAGCTCTACCTGTTTGCCGCTGCATCCGCCTGCGAGTTCGAGGCGGAATGGGACACCGACGACTGGACCTACCTCTGCCGTCATGGTGATGTGAAGGCCTCGCTGCAGGATTCGATCGCGGCCATCCGCGAGGTGTTCCCCGATGGTCAACCCGTCCTGGCGTTTGGCGATCGAGCTTCCTTCCGCTACGGCATCTGGCCCAGCTACAAGGCCAACCGCAAGAGCTACCGCAAGCCCGCCGGCTACCGCGAGCTGGTGGCCTGGGTTGAGACGGTGGCACCTACCAGGGGATGGGAGGTGGCGCGGCTGCCTGATGTCGAAGGTGATGACGTGCTGGGCATCCTGTGCGAACCCGGCGATGTCATCTGCAGCTGGGACAAGGATCTGCTCACCATTCCCGGTCTGCACTACAGACGCGAGGAGGTGGTGGAGGTTGATCAACTTGCTGCTGACCGTGCCTTCTACATGCAGGTGCTCACCGGCGACGCGGCCGACAACTACCCCGGCTGCCCCGGCTACGGCCCCGTGACCGCCGAGCGGTTGCTGTCGGGTTGGACAACGGACGTTGATTTCTGGCGTGAGGTGGTCAACGCCTACACGCTCAAGAGCAAGGCCGGCACGCGCGAGGCTGCCGAGAAGCTGGCACTGCAGCAGGCCCGCTGCGCTCGCATCCTGCGGGCCGGCGAATACGACCTGGCAACCAACACTCCCCGGCTGTGGAGCCCTCCGGTAGCCTGATCTCGTCTGCATACCTGCAGTGCTGCAGCCTCTTGTCACCGAACAGCTGATTGCTCGATTGCAGGATGTGTTTCCTGCTGCCCCCTCGCGGCACATGACAGTCCGCGAGGTTGATCACCTGATCGGGCAACAAGAAGTAGTGGCCTACCTGCAGCGGTTGCTGGAGGAGGAGAAAGATTTGCCGCTCAACGTGGAGGATCTCTGATGTGCTTTGGAGGGGGCGGCAGCCCGGCCACCATCACGATGCCCGACACCGGCGCTTACGACCGGCTGGCGCAGATGCAGATGGATGCCATGCGCCAGTCGCAGGATGGCGCCATCAAGGTCAAGCAGGGCGAGCTGAACCAGGCGCTGACTGCGCAACAGGAATCACTGGCTCAGCTGCGCGATGTCAAGACTGCTCGCGCGAATGACACCGCTGCCAATGCCGCGCGGATGGCGGCGCTGATCGGCACGCCACCGCCAGACAAGGCGGCAACGGCACCCGTGCTGGGCAGCGACCGCGCCGAGATGAGCCGCCCGGCTGGCAAGCGCGGGCTGCGCATCGACCGGGCTAGGGCCACCACGGCCGGCGCTGGCACCGGGCTCAACATCACCTCAGGAGTTTGACCATGTGCTTCGGATCACAGCCACAGCCCCCGCAGGTTGTCTACCAGGGCCCGAGCGAAGAAGACATCGCACGGCAGAACGCATCCATGGAGACATACCGGCAGCAGGCCGCTCAGCAGCAGCAGCTGTTGGCCGATCAACTGCAGCAGCAGATCGACACGGCGAACACGCGAATGGCGGAACAGCAGACGCGGCTTGCTGAGGAGCAGGCCATGTCTGCGCGTGCATTGACCCAGCAGGGCGCCTATGCCGTCCAGACCACGCAGGAGACACCTACAGCGGTGCAGAGCACCACTGCGATGAAGGCCAAGGACAAGCCCCGCACCGGCCTGAAGATCGCGCCCGGTTCCACTGCTGCATCAGCCGGCACCGGCCTGAACATCGGGGTGTGACATGGGTTGCGAACGCGACTACCGGCAGCTGGAAGGCGACAGGAACAACTACCTGGAGCGGGCACGCACCGCTGCCCGGTACACCCTGCCGTACCTGATCCCGCTCAGCGACAGCTACACCCCGGGGCAGAACCAGCAGTGGGGGCTGCCCTGGAATGGGCTTGGTGCTCGCGGCGTTCACAACATCACCAGCCGGTTGACGTTGGCGTTGCTGCCGCCAACGGAGGCGTTCTTCCGGTTCACGATTGACGAGATCGAGCTGGCTACCCAGGAGCAGGAAGCCCTGGCGGCCGGCGCCACACCCGAGGATCTGGCCAAGGGCAAGAGCACGTTTGATCTGGGCCTGGCCAAGCTCGAACGCGCCGTGCTGCGCAGCATCGAAACCAGCAACGACCGGGTGGCGGTCCACGAAATGCTGATGCACCTGATCGTGGGCGGCAACGCGCTGCTCTACGTCAGCG